GACGGTCATTTACAAGGTGCTAACTAATATTGACCAAGGTCTTTTTCTGTAATAATTTTAAATTGCATACCATTATCTTCACAATAAGCTTTAGCTGCATTCCACTTGGCTTGGTTTTTAATATACTCAAATGACTCACGCATATATGCTTTTGATTTATTTGATTTTGGCGGTTTGGGTTTCACTGCTTGCCGGGAGGGTTTTATCTCAATCATGTACTTATCACCATTCACAGTCTTTACAACAAAGTCAGGAAAATATCGGTGATATCTTTTGTCTAGCGGGTTATAATATCTAACTGGTAATTCTTCACTTGCCCAAAATAGAATATCCTCATTAAGGTCACAATATCGCATGAACCGTCTTTCAAGCAGTGAACGATACACTATTTGCTTGGTATTACCGACATATTTCTTTGGATTGGTGGGTCTATATAAACCTTTATAACTCTTTCTCATATCACTCTTATTACCTATATAAATATTACTAACTAAGGATTATTTATACATGTCAATATTCAATCAAGTAAGCGGATTTGTAAATGGTATCGCAAGTGGTTTCATGGGTGGTGGTCAGCAACAAGCTGCAGTTGCTGATGAAATTATACACTCACCATCACCATTAGCAGATTCTATCAAGGACCCTATAGAAAAAAAGAAAGTAGGAGACCCTCTAGGTTTTAGTGCTATCAGATATCCACAAGAATTGGGTAATGAAGAACTAGGTCACTATATTATATTCTATTCATTAACAAATAGTTACGGTCATCTTGGTAGAGATTTTGACTTAGCAAAAGATATGGGTTGGTCTGCTAGTCATACTTCAGGCAATAAAGTAGTACAAACAGGTGACGGACCACCTAATAGACAAACTTTTGAAGTAAGACAAGTTACAAAAGGTAACATAGATAACCTTAGAAAAAATACTACACCTCAGGCACAATTAACAAATCATTCATCTACTACAAAAGTACCAGCAAATCAAAAGGTTACAAGTGCAGTTGCATTGTATATGCCAGCAGGTATAAATGTACAATATAAAAATGGTTATGAAGTAGAGGCAGCTGAACTATCAGGCGATATTTTTAGAACTGGTGGTGCAATGAAAGACGCAGAAACAAGAACAAAAGCTTTTGAATCATTCTTAAAAGGTTTTGTAGGTGCGTCTGGTGTATATTTTAAACAAATCGCAAGTGGTGGTCTTGATATGTTAGGTGGCGGTGACTTGTTTAGATTATCAACAAAGAATATAGGTCTTGCAGTAAACCCTAGAAATGAACAATATTATAATGGACCAGGTTTTAGAAGTTTCTCATACACATTTGACTTTTATCCTAAAAATGCAAGTGAGGCACATGATGTACAAAAGATTGTAAAATTATTTAAATATCATTCTAGTCCTGCCATGGAAGAAGCACAAACAGCAGGTCGTTTCTTTATTGCGCCGTCAGAGTTTGAAATACATTACATGTTCAAAGATAGTCCAAATCCTAATTTACATAAGATTTCAAGATGTGTATGTACAGATGTTGATGTAAGATATGGACCAGAGGCACAGTTTAGCACATTTGATGATGGTCAACCTACTACTACACAATTAACACTAGGATTTACTGAACTAGAATTTATTACAAAAGAAAAAATAATGCCATCAGCTGCTCAAGGTCCAGGAGTTAGTGGTGCACCTTTGAGTTTCGGAGCATAACATGTACTTTAGTAAATTTCCTAAACTATTATACGATATTAAGAATGATGGCAACTATAAACTTGTGCCTGATATATTTCGTAGAATCAAAGTTAGAAGTAAAATCAAAGACAACATATCATTATATGACAAGTATGATGTAGCTGAGGGTGAAACACCTGAAACAGTAGCATTTAAAGTATATGGTGACACAAACTATTTTTGGGTTGTATGTTTGATGAATAATATTGTCAATAGATATTATGACTGGCCGTTAGATGAGTATGTATTTCAAGAGTATGTAAAAGACAAATACACACAACCAGACGCAGTACATCACTATGAGATAACACAATCAAGTGGTAGACAGACAGGAGAGGGTCCTGCTGATTATTCTCATAAGGTAGAATGTAATGAAACAGACGCAGGCGCAGAGGCAGTTACCAATATACAATACGAAAGAAGAATACAAGATAAAAAAAGACAGATACATATATTGGCACCAACCTATCTAAGTGTGTTTGAAGATGAATTTAATAATTTAGTGGTTAGATAATGATATGGCAAGAAAAGAACTATTAGAAAAAGCAGGTGACTATAACCTAGAAACCTGTGAAATCGTATCATATAGACTAGCAGAGAATAATAAACCTAGAACGGTTGATATCAGACTTATCACAGGTTCAATAGAACTCACAGAAAACATTTTCGAATCATGTATGATTGGTAAGTTGCAAGTATATGATTCACAAGATATTAGAACAGTATTACCAATCACCGGATTTGATAAACTAAATCTAAAGTTTGAAACACCAGGTATGCAAGGTGTTAATTTTACCGAGAGTACAGGTAAACAGTTTCATATTTACAAGATAGAACAAGTCAATCAGGATCCTGGTAACCAAAGGTCACAAGGTTATGATATCTATTTCACATCAAAAGAGTATTACTATAATTTCTTAACAAAGGTTAGTCGTGCATACACAGGACCGGTAGAGTATGCAATAGAGGACATATTAAGAAATAAAAGATATTTAAACAGTACAAGGTCATTGACATATGAACCGACTAGGACAAATGCCAAGTATGTAATACCAAGTTTACGACCATTTGACGCAATCAAATTTCTATCTACACAATCTGTATCACAAAAATATAATAATGCAGGTTATGTGTTCTATGAAACGCCGGCAGGTTATTTCTTTAGAAGTTTAGAATCAATGTATGCCATGAATGGTACAGTAGGTAGACCACATAAGTTTGATTACTTTTACCAGATATCAAACGCCGGTATAGATGTACAAAAAGAAATGCATAGTGTAATTAAATATCATCTAGGCAAACCTGTTAATACATTAGAAAATATGGACCGTGGTATGTACGCCAATAAACTGACCGTACATGACGCATTTAATAAGACGGTCAAAACACATGCATTTGATTATTACAAAACATTTGGTGACTATTTTCATGCTGATAATGAACAAGGTAATAGAACATACACAAAACAACTCTTGCCATATGTACCATTTGATGATACAAACAAAGATGTATCACAATTTGCGGAAAGTAAGACAATGGTGGTGACTGAAACAAGTAAGGTGCATAATGATTACGAGTTTACACCAGCAAAAGATACATTGCCAATCAGGACATCACAAAGACAGTCATTATTTAACAACATATTAAGCCTACAAGTGCATGGAAACAGTCTCCTAGGCGCAGGAGACATGATATCCTTCGAATTACCGTTAATGAGACCAGTTGGCGACGGAGAAAAACAACAGTCAAGTCCGTTAATATCAGGCAGATATCTAATTACATCAATTAAACATACTATATCAGCAGACACAGGTAAATACCAAATGTCATTGAAATGCAGTAAAGATTCCGTAAAAGGTGGTTACCTACATGAAACAACACCATATCAAAGTAATAAGGAAACACCACAAGCATATGATATATACAAAGAAGATGAAAGAATGTTGGGTAATATAACAGTCAATCCAGTTGATTATACATAGAGGTTAAGAGATTCCGGCGCTGAAATAGGTGACCGGCATGATAATGAGAATATGAGAAACAAACGACTGAAACAAATAGTGTGTACAGCAGGCACAGGAAACGCAGAGGCAGATATGTTAGGTAATATACTAATATGGGTAGAGAGGTCAAACAGACCAAATCCTCATGGGTTTCATAGAAAAAGGACTGTAAGAATGTCAACTAAGAGTAAACTACGAGTGGCGGTTAAGAGAACTTGGAGATACTTAAACGAGATTTTACGCAGAGGGAAGACTATACCAGGTAAGGGCAAGGACGACACACCTAAGTACCTAAGTGGTTTGCGTAAGAATAAAAGAAATGGTTAATTAATGCGTATGCTTGGTGCTTTAAAGGCAGACATATATCGGAAAAAAATAACATGCTAGACAACAATTTTTTAGGAAGAAACGGGTTTATATGGTTTAACGGCGTAGTTGAAGACCGGCAAGACCCACAGAAACTAGGCAGACTACGAGTACGCTGTGTAGGTATTCATACGGATAATAAAGATGACCTGCCTACGAGTGACTTACCGTGGTCGCAGTTGATTCATCCTATTACTTCTTCCGGGATTTCAGGATTAGGCAGCTCGCCAGGCTTTATTGTCGAGGGTACTTGGGTTTTTGGGTACTTTAGAGATGGTTACGCAATGCAAGAGCCTATGGTAATGGGTACTTTACCTGGCAAGCCGTCTGAATTGGCAAACACTTCTAAGGGTTTCTATGACCCTAATGGTGTATACCCGAAATATAAAGATGAGGTGGATACTAATAGACTGGCGGTTAATGATACGGCACAACCACATTTAGGTTTAGAATTAAGAAAATTAACGAGGAAGACTGGCGTCCCAACTGCCGACTTTGACTTAGTACCTATACAAGACCATGTCAGCACAGAGATAACGGCAAGTGATTCGGATACATGGGACCAACCGACAATACCATATGCCGCCGTTTATCCTTACAATCATGTGTTTGAGTCAGAGAGTGGTCATATCATGGAGATAGACGACACCAAAGACAACGAGAGGTTGTTTACAAGTCACCGTACAGGTACCTCACAGGAGATTAATCCAGATGGTACGCAGGTTAATATTATAAAAGGTGACCATTATAACATAGTATCAGGTAAAAGGCAAGAAGTAATTGAAGGCAATGCTGATATTACTATTGGTGGCAGGCATAAGATATTCATTAACAAAGACGGCGCTACAGATAACCACTACGATATACAAATAGGTCCGAATGCCTCAGTTAATATACAAATAGATAAGGGAGATATGAATGTGGTACTCAAAGACGGTAAGATGAATACCAATGTCAATGGTGATTACAATATGAAAGTAGGTGGCAACTACAATTTAGATGTGAGAGGTGCTCTCATGGAGACCATATCTGGAAATAAAACAAGTATTACAACACAGAATGTTATTCATAGAGGTAAGAGAATAGACTTAAATCCATAAAACCACCAGAAAAAGCGCTTTACGGAACTAAAGTGATTCGCTAAACTATAAATGCAATAACATCCATGAAACATATATCCAAGTACAAAAAACATGCCAAACTAGCAGGCGTATCTTTATTTACTTTCTTTCTATTAAAGGGAATAGGTTGGTTGGTTTTACTATACTTCGGACTGGAAGTCTTTGGTACTTTCTTTAAATAGAAATTTTCCGAGGATATTTTTCTTCTTCCAAAGTCGCACCATTACATGATACACTCCAATAGGTAAGGGTACATGTATTACTCTCTTACCACTTACTAATATCATATCACCTAACAGGTGACCTTTTATAATACTAAACCCTACACAACCTTTAATCATGTTTAGAATACTCATCTGTTACATCTGTTACTGTTAATCTACCTGTAAAGTTCTTCCAATGGTCTTCGGGGTCACCAAAGTTCTCTTCAATATAATCGTGTCCTTCTTCTTCATATTTCTCTTCTAGCTCTTCTACAGTAATACCTTTTACTTGTGTAAAGTATAAAGAACATTGGTCATCTACTTCACCATCTTCATACATACTATCAGCACCAGTTCCGATATCAAAGTCTTCATTATCATCATCTACTGTTACCCAATCTTCTATAGGTTGGTCTTTTTCTGTATCAAGTCTAATTACACACCAACCCCAACGATACATCTCTTCCATAACAAATGAGATTTTACCGTCTTCACTCTTATAAAGTGTGTTTTCATATATACTCTTCTTTTGTTGTGTTTCAATCTTATAATACTTAATCATCATCTTCCTCTTCTTCTCTTTGTTTTTGTTCTTCTCTAAAACCTTCCATTAACACTTCATGTAAAGACTTTTCTTTTGTACTTAACTTTTCCATTTCAATATTATCAGATTGCATATTAGCTTGTCTTATCTTTTCTCTTTCAAGTCTTTCTTTCTTATGCAACCTAGACTGTTTAAGACCTATGTCTAATATCTTTTGGTCATCTTCTACCATTTCGTGAAAGTATCTCTTTTTGGTCATGTAAAAAAGTAATCTCTTAGTATATCACCAATGTAGAAGTATAGAAAGGTTAGTATAGCAATCCAACTTACAAGGGTCATTATTATTAGTTTCTTCATATATTTTTTCATAC